GGGTTAGAAAGTAGCCCTTTTGTTTCATACTTAAGGCCTCCCATTTGGGGGGCTTTTTTTATGTAAAAACATTCGCCTAACCATGCGTTAATTAAGTAGATGGAAATAACCATACCTACTAAATTATCCGAGGTACCATTATACCGCATGGTTGAATACAACGCCCTAGAGGCGAAGGGTGAAACCGAACGCGCCATTATGGCCGTGGCGATATTTACGGGACTTACGTATAAGGAAACAAGCGCATTGCCTTTAAAGGTCTTAAATCGTGCCATAAAGCACATTACGGGCATACTAGAAGAAAGGCCCGAACTACAAACTACATTTACTTACAAGGGAATCGAATACGGGTTTATTCCAAACCTAGACGATTTAACGACGGGTGAATTTATCGACATTGAGAATTATCAAAAAGAACCACGCGATCTTTACAAGGTAATGAGTGTATTATATCGCCCTATCAAAGAAAAGAGTAAAAAGCGGTATTTAATCGAACCTTACAAGGGTGAAATTAACGAGGCATTTAAGGATATGCCGAGCGATGTAGCATTTGGGGCGCAACTTTTTTTTTATCTTATCGCCACCGACTTACTGAACTTTACCAAGAAGTATTTGGAGGCGGCGAAGGCGAAACGGACCAACACGGATTTAACCAAAAGTGGGGATGGATGGGCTTTATCCATCTACTCACTGGAGGAGATGTTACAAAGTTTGACCAAGTTAGTAAGTTACCCATTCACACAAATCTCATGTGGGCGGCTTACAAATCGGACTTGGGGGATTTGGAAAGAAATATTATTAAGAAAGCACAACGATGAGTAAACACGGAATAGGCGGCGTTTTTGCCGTACTAAAGGAAATAGCCACCGAGTTAGGATGGAACTACTCACACGGAAATTTAACCGAGGTAGCATTAAAGGCGGTGCAAGTGTACCCCTTACAACATTGTTCTATTTCAACTATTGCCGTACAAGACCAAATTAGCACGGTAACGGTTAACGTAATGGTGGCCGATATAGTCAATTTTTTAAAGACGGAAAACGAACAAGACAATTTGGTTAACCTTTATTCGGAGTTAGGATATACGGAAAACTCAAACTACGCGCATATTTTAGAGGATTTGTATATGCGTTTTAGTTTAAAACTACGCGAAAAGGATTTAGCATATAACGAGGATATAAGACTAGTTAGGCCAATAAGTATGAACCCATTTATTGAAGCGGACGCGGACGTATTAGCGGGGTTCACGGTTGATTTACAATTTGAGATTAGAAGCCCTTGGGTAACGGATTGTTATAATGAAGTATAAAAAGACCGAAGGCATAATTAAACAGGCAGCGGATTATTTCGCTAGTCAAACGAAACTACAATTAAAGGCGAAGCACCCGCGTACGTCTATCCGTGCGGAATGGAAACGAGTGGGTAACGATTGGCAACCCGTAAACGTAGTTAAGAAAAAGGTACGGGCTAATTATGTGGCAAGTGGTAACCTTGTAAGGTCTATAAAACCCATTGCGGAGGGTTTAGAATTTGGCGTAGAATACGACCAATACGGCGATGCAATACGTAAGGGTAGAAAGCCAAATAAAGGCATACCCATTAATCGTATGCGTGAATGGACCAAAATAAAAGGCCTACGCCCTAGGGATTTACAAAGTGGTTCATTCCTAAAAAACACACAAAGCAACCGCAACGCTATGGGGTATTTAATGAACCGAAAAATAAAGCACTTTGGAATCGAACCATTTGATTTTGTACAGATGCCAAGGCGTGTAACGATGGATAAATATATGCCACAAATAAGGAAGGCAATAACCGAAGACATTAAGGATAATTTGAAATGAATTTTAACGAGCAACCCACCGAGATAGCGGCGGCGAATAGCCCAATAATGTACCAATTTTACGATGGTAATTATGGCCAACCTAAATTTTACTATGAGGTAAAAATATATGCGTGGCAAGGGACCAATACAATACCAGGTACACCAATAGCAACTATTGAACGTTACCCCGACCAATACGGAAACGGCCGAGGATGGATTGACGCGCACAAAATAGCCGAGCAGTATATTAATAGCGATTGGTTTGATGCCTCAACGGCGCAACCTACAATTGGAGGCGGTGCCGCTTGGGTAGCGGTTAAGGTACAAGGTAAGTACGAAGACGGAAGCGGTAATCCCCTAACGACTACACAAATTACGTCTAACGTAGTTTTAGCAACGGCGGGATTCACATATACAAGCGAAGGGTTCAACGCTAATTTAAGCGGTCCCGTATTGACCACAAAAAGCAAGTTTGAAATACCATTAGGCGTTAGTTCCTATTACGTGTGGTATGAGGCCGACGATGTAACGGGTATTACTATAGGGTCCACGACATACACACCAAGCGCGGTTACACAAAGCAGTAATAAAGTTCAAGGGGTTGATTTAGTCGACCTATACGACACCGAAGGGGCAACGGGCGACACTACGGTAACATTTACCACAAGCGGCGACGATGTGGTTTATACAATAGAGCGACCATGTGAGAATCGATACGGGCATATCCTAGTGCATTTTATAAACAAATTTGGCGTTTACGATTCCTATGTATTCAATGCACTACACAAAACGCAAGTGGAGTTTACGGGCGAAACCTACGAAAAAGCACAATACGCCCAAGAAGATTTAACAAGGGCGTGGACGTATGGGGTGCAACAAACAACACCATTTTTAAAGCAGTCCAAAGAGAAATATACGCTAAATACAAATTGGGTACCCGAAAGCGATAACGACGTAATGCAAGAAATGTTTATGTCCGATAACGTTTTAATCGATGATGATTATTTAAAAAGCGCACGTGTGACAAGTACGAGTTTCCAACGTAAGACGCGCACCAATGACAAATTAATCCAATACACGATTGAACTAGAAGTTAACCACGGATTGGTAAATAAAATAGTACGATGAGGTTTTCGCTAGAAATTGAGGGTACGCCCGTGGATTTGTTCGGTGATGAAACCATACAACTAACGAGGCAAATAAAAGAGTTACAAGATTTAAGTAACGCGCACACTGATTTTACGCAACAATTCACCATACCAAGCACACCAACCAACGACCCAATTTTCCAAAATTACTTCGACGAAAATATATTACTAGATGGGTGGAATGCGTTTTTAAAGTTAGATGCTAAAATATACGTGCATGGTTTACCCGTATTTGATGGATGTATTGAGTTAACGGGGGTTGAGTTTAAGAACGGATTGGCGCGGCAATATAACATTGTCTTTTATGGACAAAGCAAGAAAGCCATTGCGGATTGGGGCGAGAAACTATTAAACCAGATCGATTGGTCGGCGTATAACCACACGGTAAGTTATGCCAATGTAATTACATCTTGGGCGGGTGGACTTGTAAGCGGTAAGATTATGTACCCAATAGCCGATTGGCATTTAGGTATGCAGTATTGCAAAGTACCAGTGGTTCAAAACAACCTATACGATCAAGGATTAAGCGTTAACGATTTACGCCCCGCCATACTTTTAAAAGAAATGGTTACGGCGTGTTTTGCGGATATAGGGTATACCATTAGCGGTTCACTATTAGACAAAGACAATTTTACCGATCTTTTCGTAATACCACAAAACGCGGCGGGTCCTATACAAAACCCTAATAATGTAGATGCTAAAATAGACGTTAATTATGCGTCGCCCGTTTCTTTTGCGGCTCAATTAACATCACATACGGCAATATTTGATACCGAAACAAGCGACCCTTTAAACAAATACGATAATACAACGGGTATTTATACCATCCCATATAATGGCGAATACACGGCCCGAATAAGTGGAACGGTTACAACGGGTGGGGCGTTTATTTATCTTGAATCAAGCACGGGATACAACACGTTTAGTTTAAATTCTCAAACGGGGGCTATTGATTTACAATTTACTTTCGACGCAAATATCAACGACCAAATAAAAATATTGGTTTATACGGGTAATACGTCGGTTACTATTGATAGTTTTCAATGGGAAATAACCAAAGTGCCTTACGGAATAGAAAATAGCACCATGGATATGGCGGTGGTAATGCCGCAAATTAAGGTTGGCGATTTTATCCAAAAATTCCTAAAGACTTACAACGCTATTTTGGTACCCATAAGCGATACGGAATTTGAGTTACACAACATAGACGATTATTACGCCACGGGTTCAACAAAGAATTGGACCGAGTACATAGACATAACCGATATTAGGCACGAAAAAATGCCTATTCCTGGGCGTATAACGATGCAACACACCGAGGCCGAAGACCAAGCGAACGTAGCGTTTAAAAGTTTAAATAATCGCAATTATGGAAGTGTTGACATATCGCCCGAAGTTGACTTTTCGGCAGACGAATTAAACATCGAAACGCCGTTTAGCGTATTCACCCCCGCCGTAATTAGGGAGGTAGACACCAAAGGGCAATTGGTAGGGGAAACGGACTTACAAATACCCGTGGTTTTAGATGCCGATAATAAAGGCGTTAAAGCCGATTTGTGGTTATATTATTACGTGGGTTTTACGAGCACCTCGGATTCGTGGAAACTAAACAACACGGACCAATTTAGTTACCCTTTGATTTCGTCTTATTCGGGTTACCCAACGGCAAGTACAGATTATTCCCTAGCGTTTGGACTAGAAACAACCTTAAGCGGGGATACACCAACCAATACTATGTACGTAGAATTTTGGAGGGCGTATTTATCGCGGTTGTATTCAAGCAAAAGCCGAGTAGTTTATTTGGATGCGGTTTTGCCCGTTGGTGAGTGGCTTAATTTGCAAATGAACGACACCATCGCCGTAAGTTCTAATTACTACAAAATCCAAAGCATAGAATACGATATGTTAGCGGAAAGGGCTAAACTAGTGTTGATTAGTTACCCCGATGTTGACGTACAAAAATACTCAAGTGCGGGGGATGGCGTAGGATGGACCGATGGGGACGACCGTGTAGATGGCGTAAGTGTTCTTAATGGTGATAGTGTAGGTAGGGCGGTAACGCATGGTAAACCCGATTTAAATGGGGATGTAACCGTAGACAACCTAGGCCAAAAAGGTTATGGGTTTAGTAACGTTGGATTCTTAAATAGGGCGGTTCGTGAATTGCTAAAGGGAATAAATGTAATAACCGCATACGCCACAAGCACCGAAACTATAACCGTAGATGAATTTGGAAACTATACGGCGGTAAGTTTAGATAGTAGCCAATTATATGGGAATGGTGCTTATTTTGGTTTAGGTACTAATTCGGTAGATATCAGCGTAAGCGCACGTTATAAAATTACGGGCATGATTGGGTTAGACCATTCGCATGGCCATGATTTAAGCGTGGCGGTATTGGTTAACGATCAAATCACACTAGCCGAATGTAACGTAGGAACTACCGACCAATCCACAAGCGTTAGTACAATTTTAGATTTAAACGCGGGGGATGTTGTTACCCTTGGGGTTAGTTGCCTAAATAATCACCCTGGCGATGTAGATATAAATACGGCTCGATTAATGGTTGAAACAAAATGATAAGCGAAGTAATAAAAATAATCCAAAGCGATGAATGGCGCGGCGTTTCCAAACGTATGGAAATAGCCAAGGGCCAAAATAAAATTGTTACCTCATGGGGTGACGTATTCAAGTACATTAAAAGACTAATTAAATGGCCGAAAAAATAAAAGTAACCCTTGAGATAGACGATAAAGGGGGCGCAAAAGTAATAGACGAATTAAACGACGCGTTAGAGGATAGCCGTAAAAAAGGTGCCAAAGCATCTAAAGCGGTTGAAGACGTAGGAGATGCCGCCGAGAAAAGTAAAGGCGCGTTTAGTGGATTAGGTAGCACCCTAAAAGGTGGTCTTGGTATTGGTTTAGTCGTTGGGGCATTAGATAGCCTACGTGATGGCCTAATGGAAAACCAAAAGGTCCAGGACTTAATGAACACCGCAATGGTTGTATTCCAAGGTGTGATTAAAGGCGTAATTGATTTATTAGGGCCTTTATTTAATGGTTTGCAATCGGTGTTTTCTGACCCAGTACAATCTATTAAGGACTTCGGTAAACTCATTTACGATAATATAGTAACCCGATTTGAGGGGTTATTAGAGTTAATCCCCAATTTAGGTAAGGCCATAGGGTTATTATTTAAAGGGGAATTTGCCGAGGCGGGTAAAACGGCGGCCAATGCCTTGGGTAAGGTGGTGTTAGGTGTTGAAGATACCGTGGCCGTGGTTGAGAATTTAGGAACTAAAGCCAAAAAGGCATTTAATACGATTGCGTCAAGTACAAAAGCGGCATTTGATAACCGCGAAGTATTGGCAACGGCCGAGCATAATATAGAACGCCTAGGCATTTTATACACGGGTATTGTTGAGAAATACGACCTAATGAGTGAAAAGCAAAGGCAAATACGCGACGATGAAAGTAAGACAATAAGCGAACGAATAGCCGCCAACGAAGAATTGGCCAAGATATTAGACGAAGGGGAAAAGAAGGAAAAAGAAAATTTACAAAGCCGTATTGGGTTATTACAGACGCAACAAAAATTACTAGGCGTAACCAAGGAAAGGCAAAACGAAATCCTATCACTCCAACAAGAATTAACGGGCGTAGAGGCAAAGTATGCGGGGTTACGTTCTGAACAATTGACCAATATAAATTCGTTAGAAAAAGAGCAAATCGAATTAAAACGATCGTTAGCGGAGGGAACAATAGAGGCAAATAAAATTATAGCCGATAGCGACGCGGAGGCGTTAGATGGTACGTTAGAAGGGTTTGCCGCACGTAAAAAAGCCCTAGACGATGAATATAAAAGCCGCACGGAATTATTAGATACAGAATTAAGCCAATTAAAAGAAGGCACCCAAGCGTATGTCGATGCGGTAAACGAAAAGAAGGTATTAGATGCGCAATATGCGGCCGACCAAAAAACCCTACGCGACGAAATGGTTATGTTCATGGGTGAAAAAGCCGAAGAAGAATTAGAAATAGAGCGCGAATTACAACAAGGGAAAATTGATGCGGTAATGGGTGGACTTCAAGGGTTGCAACAATTACTTGGCGAAGATTCCAAATTTGGTAAAGCGTTAGCCGTAACCCAAGCCATTATTAATACGTATCAAGGTGCATCGAAGGCATTAGGACAAGGCGGTATTTTTGGACCAATTGCGGCGGCGGGGGTTATCGCGTCGGGTCTTGCACAAGTAAGAGCAATTACACAAACCGAATTACCAACCCCACCAATGGGGGGAGGCGGTGGAGGTGGAGGCACCCCACAATTAGCGGGGCCAAGTGTTGGAATAATAGGCGGTCAATTAGACGCGGGGGCGCAACTACAAGCCGACATAGCGGGGCAAATGAGAAAACCCGCAAGGGCTTACGTAGTGGGTCAAAACGTAACAAGCCAACAAAGTCTAGATAGGCACATAAGACAAAACGCAACACTAGGTACCAAATAACGTTAATTAGATATGCAAAAGAAGGTTGTAAAAGTTGAGTTAAGCAACTTATCGGATATTAAAGGGGCAATGACGATTTTAAAAGGATTAGAGCCAGAAGCCACTAAAGTAATTCAAAAATTCGAGCAAAAATTTGAGGCATATTATGACGAATACGATAACGTTATTAAAATGCGTAATAGCATGTACGATTATGTAATGAGGGATGCTGCGGAAATAAAAAAAACATTTGCATCTAATGCCAAGGAATTAGGCATAAACCCCGAAGACGTAGCCGAATACAAAGAATTTGATAAAATGCTTGAGTATGCCGAATTGTTAATCAAGGCAATAGATAGAGATTATAAACGCCCTAAATGGTAATTATGCGTATCGTAGAATTAATTTTAGACGATGACCAAATGGCCGAGGGCATAAGTGCTATTTCGATAGTAGAAAGCCCCGCCATTGAATCCAATTTTATAGCATTAAAAAACCATGCGGTACAATTTGCAACCGTTGATACCGACAAACGCATATTAATGGGTCCAGCATTAATACCAAATAAGCCAATTTATAGGAACCAGGACGGCGAGGAATTTTACGTTTACTTTTCAAAAGCGACAATCGAAAAAGCAAGTCAATTATACCTAAAGAATGGCAACCAAAGCAAAGCCACGTTAGAGCATGAAATAAGCATTAACGGGTTAACGTTGGTAGAATCATGGTTAAAGATTGACGAAAACCACGACAAAAGCGCGGCGTATGGTTTAAACGACCCCGTGGGTACTTGGTACGTCGCTATGAAAGTAGACAACGCCGAGATATGGGACGAATACGTAAAAACGGGTAAGGTTAAGGGCTTTTCAATTGAGGGTTTCTTTGCCGATAAAAGCACGGTAATGAACCGACACGAAAGCAAATTAGAGCAACTTAAAAATTTATTAAACGAATATGCAAAAGAAACTAATTAAAACAGAATTAGCCAAAATTCAAGACGCACAAGCGGCATACGCGGATGCCTTCGGTAGAAAAAGAACATTGCAAAAGAAAATCCAAGACCTACGCGATGAAGTAGGGGCGGCCGTAAAAGAGGCAAATCGTGCGGTTGTGAATTACAACGAAGTGGAAAAACTACTTAAAAACTTAGGTATGCCAACTAAAGAAATTGCGGGTGGCATGAAGGCGGCGCAAAGATTGTTGAAAGAGTACCAAGGCGTAAGTAAGAAAGTTAATACCATTAGGTAAAAACCCAACACGTAACCAAACAAACGTTAATTGAATATGAGTAATGCAAAAGACATCCTAGCCCGTGTTTACGATATCGTAATGGGTAAGGAGGTTGAGGCCGAGGCCACGCCCGAGGTTGTGGAAACCGAACTAGCACAAGTTAAAACCGCCGATGGTGAGGCAATTTTTGATGCCGAGGCATTCGAGGTTGGACAAAATGTATTTATCGTAACCGAAGAAGGAAATATCCCAGTACCTGCGGGTATGTACACTCTTGAGGAGGGTATGATGATTTCCGTAGACGAAAACGGCGTTATCGTTGAGGTTAAGACCGAAGGCGAAGAAGAAGTCGAAGCGGGATACGACAAAAAAGAGGAAATGGAGGAAGAAATGGCAACCGAAATGAAAGAACCTAAAAAGGTTGTTAAGTCTAAAACCGAAATGGAAGAATCTTATTTCTCTAAAATCGAAGCGCGTTTAAGTGCGATCGAATCTAGCAACGACGAATTGAAAATGGAAAACGTGAAGTTAAGCGAGGAAAACGAAGAATTGAGAAAGCAACTAGCAGAAACCCCCGCTAACCACACAAAGTTCAACCCCGAGAGTGAAGCAAAGCGCGACTTCCAATTTAAGATTGGTGCAAAGCGTGGCGAAACTATCCAAGACCGAGTATTTAACTCATTATTTTAAAAAAACACAATCATGGCAGATATCAAAAACATCAAATTGAGTGGCCCTACGGTTTCCCCAAACACCTACGCGGGTGAATTTGCGGGTAAATATATCGCGGCCGCATTGTTAAGCGGTGAAACTTTAGCAAAAGATTTCATTACCGTACACCCTAACGTAGCATTTAAAGAGGTTATCCGTAACTGGCAAAATTCAGTTGACGTAACCGCCGCTACTTGTGACTTCACGGATTCTTCAAGTGTAACACTTGGCGAGTACGTATTGGAAACTTCCGAGAAACAAGTAAACTTACAACTTTGTAAGAACAACTTGCGTAACACTTGGGAGGCGGCACAAGCGGGTTACTCAGCGTATGAGAAATTACCAGCATCTTTTGAAGAATTCCTTTTGGCTCAAGTGAGCGCGGAGGTTGCACAAGCAATTGAAAAAGGTATTTGGAAAACTAACCTATTCTATGATAGCGCATCTGTTGCGGGTCAA